ACTTCAAGAGTCTGCCGTAGGCGTCGGCATAACATCTTCTCTTCCTGAGACGGACGGGGTAACCCGTCGAGTGCCTTTATTAGGGATTTCAAATGGCGAATATTATCCTGCGTTTTCTTTAGAACTTTTAAGAGTTGCTGCGGGAGATCCTTCATATCAGGCGAAGATAAATCAGACGGGGGTTGAAGCATTACGTGTTCCTCAGTTTGGTACGATTAATACAGATGAGTACGGTAGGGTATTTATAAACCCGAATTACCAGTTTTCTTCTGTGGAGATTGGCCAGACAATTCCTGATCTGACTGGTAAGATTGTGATTTTAGGCGTGACTGCGAAAGGGCTAGCAAATCCAATAGCGACCCCGTCCGGTGGTCAAACGCCGCCTCAGGTTCAGGCCAGCCTTCTAGAGACTCTGATAAAGGGAGATTCTGTTTCAATTCCGAATTGGGTAGGTCTTGTTGATATTGTGGCATTCATTGTCCTTTCATTGTTGATTATCATACTATCAAGAGTAAGATATTCAATCATTTGGATCGGCATATTACTAGTAGGATACGCTTACGCACCGATATATCTATTTACCCATAATAACATATTGTTTGATATTTCTTTCAACATTGTTGCAGCATTGGTGATTTATTTACACATTTATACTGTTAAGTATATCAATGAGTACTTGCAAAAACAACAGATTAAGAAACAATTCGGTACTTATCTAAGTCCAGACTTAGTTGCTCAACTACAGCGTCAGCCAGAACTACTCCAACTCGGTGGTACTGAACAAGAACTAAGCATCATGTTCACAGATGTTCGCGGATTTACTACAATCAGTGAACACTATGGTAAAGATGTTCAGGGTCTAACTAAGATTATGAATCGCTATATGACTGCGATGACTAAAGCAATTTTAGAGAACAGGGGAACTCTAGATAAGTATATAGGAGATGCTCAAATGGCATTTTGGAATGCACCTGTAGACAATCCGCAACACGCTAAGGATGCAGTCAACACGGCATTTATTATGCTAAAGTCTCTAGAGGAATTCAATGATGAAGTTACAAAAGAAGGCATTCCAGCTTTTGGAATGGGCCTCGGTATTAATACTGACACTGTGGTTGTTGGTAATATGGGCAGTGATCAGCGTTTCGACTATACTTGTCTTGGTGATGGGGTCAATCTTGCTAGCAGGCTCGAAGGTCAAAGCAAACCTTATGGCGTTAAAATCGTCATCGGACCTAAAACTGCGAAGTACGTTTTGGACACATACCAAGTAGCTGAACTTGATTTGCTTGCGGTTAAGGGTAAAACTGAACCTGCTAGAATCTTTACAGTGTTCCCCTTCCACGATCCGTTGGGTGAAACACAGCACATGAAATTCTTAGAACTATATCGTCAAGGACACTGGGAAGTTGCAGCAAACTATGCAAGCGATTTAAAGCAAGCATGGCGTGGTGAAATGAACCAGTACTACGATATGATGATAGAAAGAATCAACGAGTATAAAGAGAATCCTCCCGCTAATTGGGACGGAGTATATCGGGCAACATCAAAGTAGTTACCCGAATATTTTGACACAGACACAGATATGTTGTATACATAACTCTGACATTAAAAATGTCAAGTTTTCAAACTTAAAAGGAAAAAACAAAGTATGAAAAAGTTAATCGCAATCGCAGCACTCGCAACCGCTGCTCTTTCAACCCCTGCAATGGCATCTGAATTTGCTGGTCCTCGTCTTGAGGTAACAGCTGGTGCAGATGAAGTTCGCAACGGTGTTGACGCAACTGACATTGCCTATGGCGCTGCCCTAGGCTATGACCTTCAGTTCGGTAAGGTAGTTGTTGGTGCAGAAGCTACTGCTGCTAACGTATTTGACCGTGCTGATTTTGGTGCCGCCGCTCGTCTCGGTTATACCTTGAACAAGAATGTTCTTGCGTATGGTCGTGTAGGCTACACCAATCTTGATCTTGGCGCACGCTCTGCTGATGGTGTTACTGTCGGCGGTGGTCTTGAAGTGAAGCTTATCGGCTCAACTTTTGCTAAGGCTGAGTATCGTTACACTGACTTCGACGGCAATCTCGGTCGTCACGGTGGACTCGTTGGCTTCGGTCTTCGTTTCTAATTAAGTAGAGACTAAGCGTAATGGCGGCGAGTAAAATCGTCGCCATTACCATATTTACGTTAAATACATATATGAGAATAGGACTTAGTCAATCTATCATAACACACGATGGTGTAGTGTATGATGCCATCGAACATGGATGGTACCACACGATCCCGAACCACAGTTTATTTTTTATACCTAATACAATGAATCAAGATTTTGATGTTGTAGCAAATGATTTGGACTCTTTAATTATTACAGGTGGTAGTGAACATTCACTGCGCCGAACGGTAGAATTAAAACTAGCAGCTAAAATGATTGAACGAGGGAAGCCGGTTGTGGGTATTGCAAGAGGCGCTTTTCTTATTGCTGAACTTATCGGTGGGTCAATAGAGCCAATATCAAATCACAACGGAGCAGATCATCCGATATTCTATCATAGAGAAGTGCGAGAAGTAAACAGCAAACACGATTATTGCATCAAGACTTTGCCAGACAACACCAACGTCATCTGCTTAGACTACTTAGGTAATCCAGAAGCATTTATTAATGGTACTGCATCTGGAATTGTTTGGAATCCAGAACAAATGAAGGAACCTTGGATACCACCTGAAATTGCATATATGCTTCGTATTTGATAAATATAACAATGAGAGCTAACGAATTTATCACCGAAAGAAAGCGTAAGAGAAATAAGTCTAGACGGGCTTATGGCGGATATTTCTATCCAGGTTTTGGCTACGGAGATAACAGCTCCGGCGAAGGTGGCGGAGACGGCGGCGGTGGCGGAGAAAGTATGTATGAATCCGCAATTGACGATTTAGTTAAAGAGCTTCCTTCATTAGCTAAACATAGTTACAACAATATGGACAAGCTCCTGAAAAAGGTAGCTGCCAAACATAAAATTTCTGATAGAGCGTTAGAAAGGTTATTCACTAACAAGTTTAAAAAGTCGCCTCAATCTTGGTTTGACGGTAGACTTGATGAAGACAACGATATGGATTTGCAAGGTGAAGTAGATAAGTTTGCACAGTGGACGGCTAAGCAGTTAAATCTAAGCGAGGTACCGAACATAGAACTTTCAATGGATACCGAGGAAGCACAGGGAAATCATCACACCGGTGGACATGTTCCGGGCAGTGGCAATATTTGGGTATACGCTAAGAATCGTAATCTAGTTGATATTCTGCGTACAGTGTTCCATGAGTTAGTCCATGTACGTCAAGAAGAAATTGGTATGATAAAGCCCGGCGATAGTTATCCTGGGTCACCCATCGAAGCAATGGCAGATATGCTAGCTGGAAAATACATAAAGATTTACGGTGAAAAAAACAACCACATCTTTCAATGACTCGTTTAAAATTATACGCTGATTCTAATAGCACTATTTTTTGCACGACACCAAATTTTGGATCCCACGACCTATTTGCAAGGATAGAAAAGGACAAATGGGAACTAGTATACAATCTTGAAGAAGCTGAGGTTATACCATGCATAGCTTACACTAACAATGAAGAATTTATAAACTTACTAGATAACACTGTTCGTGAAGATCAGATTCTTATGGTGATGAATGTATTTCACAATGACAATCACATGACTGATGAATGGTTTCGCAGTTCAGTTTGGGATAAGATAAGAAACCTAAAGTGTAGAACTTTAATAATCCATAATAATAAACATGATACTTTGGATCCAAAATACATATGTTATGATATGCTGTTCAATAGGGAAAAGTATTACATGTTTGGTATGGAAGAAGATTTTTATCCAAATACAAAACTATGGACTTACAATGCTAAACGAGAATATTATACTGTTGGTCCTATAGATAAGTGTTTATCTAAGGACAGTAAAAAAATTCTATGTTTGAATAGATTAGCTTGGCCAAAGAACCGGCCAATTGGTAAAAGAATAATCGCAAGAACACAGCTAGCAAAAGTGCTTGCCGATGAACAAGATATATACTTAAGTGATCCGAATGTAAACAATTTCTTTTACCCTAATCAATATGAAGAAGGTACAATTGACGTATTGCATTCTGGAGGTACATGGTATCCAGCCGCAGACTTTTACTACAATAGTTCATATGTAAGCGCATATATAGAATCCGTAACAGATGCAGGTGGTTCGGGGAACACATTTTGTGCTACTGAAAAAACATATGATCCTTTAGTCAAGGGTAATTTCATATTACCGTTCTCTGCTCCTAACTTTATAGAAGGACTAAAGAATTGGTATGGTTTTAGGTTTCCAGAGTGGATAGACTACTCGTATGATGAAGTTACAGACTTTAATAAGCGACTAATTCTTTATTCTGAATCGGTTAAGAAGGTTTGTCAAATGGATTTAGAAACGTTGCACCAACATTATATCAATGATAAAGATATACTGGACCACAATAGGAACCGATTCCTAGAAATACAATATAGCGGATTACACGACAAAGTGGTCGAATCAGCTAAATATTTTGGTTGGAAATAATAGCCAAATAGTTTGACCTTTCCCCGCATTTACTATATAGTACATAGACTATAAGGAGAAACGTATGTCACGCACATTCAATACAGAAGCAAAAGTTAAACTAACCCAACTCATCAACGAAGGCATCAGTGTTTTGCAGGAAGTTGATACTCTTAACGAAGGTCTTAACGACACTGTTAAAGCGATTGCAGAAGAACTTGAAGTTAAGCCATCTGTTCTCAAGAAGGCAATCAAGATTGCACACAAGCAGCGTCTTACCGAAGAAAACGAAGCAAACGAAGAACTTAATACTATTTTGGAGACTGTCGGTAAGACTAGCTAATGTCATACGTTGATGCCGTTCTAGATTCAAAAGCAGATAAAATCTACGTAGTAGAGCGTACACCTGAGGGTACACGAG